CACTACTCCTCAACAGTGGGGCTTTGCACGTGTTAACTCTTTCATCACTAAATCATCTGGTACTTGGGGCAAAGCAGACGCAGACTTAGCCGCTAAAGTGCGTAAAGAAGAAGAGAATGATCCAGCAATCGAAAAGCAGAAAGACGGCTCGTACTCATATAAGCGTCAAGTCATCAAAGAAGAAATCGATGTGTTGTTTGAAGGATTCATGGCTAACAAAGTTAAGTCTGTTTCAATCAATAAAAAGATGTATGACCATGCACTAAAGACATTGAAAGATGTTCTTACTCGTAAGCAGAAAGAAGCTAAAGCGAAGAAGACTGGCATGAGACATAGTTCTGAATACTATGCCGCACAGATTGCTAGAACGTACAAAGATGTAGATGGTAAAGTACTACACAAGATGCTAGGCGAAGAGCATATCTTCGAAGCAGGTGGTGCTGGAGATCGTGGTACAGATAAACTGACTAAGCGTTATAAAAAAGATACGCCTGGTGAAAGTGTTTCTGAGTCCATTGATGAACTATTCGAAGCACAGTTTAAAGTAGAAGTTGAAGGTCTACCTGACATGTTCATCGATGCAAAGAGCGCAGGTGATGTAAAAGCAACTCTACGTAAGAAGCTAAAGAAGCCTGATGATGTACAGAGTATTGAGCGTGTAACACCTGACAAGATTAAGAAGCACTTCAGAATGGTTGTTCGTGGTGATCAAGATCCAACATCTATCAACGAAGACGTTACACAGAAGCAACTGAGTGACCTTGAGAAGTTTGCTGATAGACTACTAGACAAGTTTGGTGTAGACGTAGAGTTTACAAGACACTTTGCAGATCGTATGAACGATGACAGAAACAAGCCAAAGATCACTATTCCTGAACTACAACGTTTCTTCAAGAAGGTTGCTAAGAACAAAGCAAAAGATATCAAGCAACTTGGTGATTCCGAAGCAGTATTGAAAGACATTCAAGCAGACTTGAACTTGCCTGTAGTTATCAACTATGACAAGAACAAAGAAGAGTTTGAAGTTGTCAACAAAACAATCATGCGTAAGAAAGACTTTAAGACACCTGATAAGGTAGTAAAGTACTAATGCGTTTCAAGTCATACATACGAGAGTTCAAAGTAGAGTATCCAGACTCCAAGAAGACACTGGGTATTCCACGTGACAAGATGCCACAAGTCAAGTCTAAGGACTATGATGAACTAGTATCTTTTCTCAAAAAGAAAAAGATAAGTATGACTAAGCGCAAAGTAAAAGCGAAAGATTTGAAAGCAACACAAAGTAACTTTAATGTAGATAAGATTACCCAAGCAGTTGCTAAGTACAAGACGTTGGCGCAAGCAAAGCCAATTATCGTAAGCAGTGATGGATTCGTTATCGATGGACATCACAGATGGCTAGGTGCTGTGAATGTAGGTGGAGATATCTCTATCATGCAAGCAAGTGTCAAAGCTAAAGAACTGTTGGATGCTATTAATCAGTTTCCAAAAACTTTTAACAAGAATATAAATCAAACATAAGGTGAATATAAAATGTCCTTTCCACTAACAAAAGAAATGCTAAGTGCAATGATCGGTAACAATCCTAAGAGCGATGAATGGTTCGATGCTCTTGCAGAGATTATGCCCAAGTATGAAATCAATACGCCTAATCGTATTGCTGGTTTCATTGCTCAGTGCGCCCACGAATCAAATAACTTCAAGTCACTTGAAGAGAACTTAAACTACAGTGAAAAAGCACTGAACGCAGTGTTCGGTCGCTATTTCGGAAAAGGTAAAAGAGATGCCGCAGAATATGCACGTAATCCTGAAAAGATTGCAAACTATGTTTACCAAGATGAATTCCGCACAAAACGTGGTGCTATGGGGAATACCAACGATGGTGATGGGTGGCGATTTAGGGGCCGTGGCCTTAAGCAACTTACAGGCAGAAATAACTATACAGCATTCGGAAAAACAGTAGACTTGACAGCCGAAGAAGCACAAGAGTACGTAGCAACTGAAAAGGGTGCTGTAGAGAGTGCTTGCTGGTTCTGGAACACAGCGAAACTAAACAAGATTGCTGATGCAGGCGATATCGTTAAGATGACCAAGAAGATTAATGGTGGTACTATTGGACTAGAAGATAGAACTGCACGTTGGGAAAAAGCACTTGCTATTCTCGGCGGTGAAGTAGCACCTGCACCAAAGAAAGCTAAGAAAGCATCTTCAGGTGTTGATATGACTGCTGTACTGAACGTTGGTTCTACTGGCGACACAGTGAAAGCAGTACAAGAGTTTTTAGGTATCGGCTCAGACGGTATCTTTGGTCGTGGTACTAAACGTGCTATCAAGCAATGGCAAGCATCAAAAGGCTTGACTGCTGATGGTGTTGTTGGTCCCGCTACATTAAAGAAAATGTTCGGATAAGATAAGGACTAGAACGATGAGAAGTTTAAAGAGTTTCATGCATGAAGCAAAAGACGCTGGTGAGTACGATCAAGAAGGTCGTATGGCTAAGACTCAACTAAAAGGTATTCTTGCAGACGCAGAGCATATGATTAAGATGTTCGGTGATGATGATAACTTGCCTGAATGGGTACAGAACAAAATCACTAAAGCGGCTGACTATCTAAACTCTTCTCATCGTTACATGATGAACAAGGACGGTGAAGAATAATGGCTTGGGTAACAGTACCAAATAACACTCAGTGGGAATATGATAATGCGGCGACAGCCTCAGACACATACTCTGACACACCTGGTACTATTAGCGGTGGCGTTAGAACATTCACTTTGCCTGGTGGTAATGCAAGACAGACATACATCAAATGCAGAAAGACTACTCTTCCTGCTGGAGTTGGTGAATTAGATAAAACGTTTTGGGACGCACAATGATGAATTCATTTAAAGGACATAGGGCAACACATATAGATACAGTCTGTGAAGAGTGTAACATTTATGAAGATATGGTTGTAGAAGCCGCTGAGTATCAAGGGAAGAAAGTCAATCTGAATGACCCGATACGTACATCAGAAAACCCTAATAAGAAATTTAAAGTATATGTTAAGAACGATCAAGGCAACGTTGTTGTAGTTCGTTTCGGTGACCCCAAGATGTCGATCAAAAGAGATGACGCTGGTGCAAGAAAAAGTTTCAGAGCAAGACATGGGTGTGACAATCCAGGTCCTAAGTGGAAAGCAAAATACTGGTCATGCTATCAGTGGCGTGCAGGCGCTAAAGTAGATAACTAATAAATACAACAGATAACATTTAACTCGGAGAAGACAATGTTCAAGAAAGAGATTAAGCCATTAGCTGAAGGAATGGCAGATAGCATTACTAAGTCTATCAACAAGCTTCAGCACGTAGAAGAAAAAGCATCACGCCCTGCTGATCATGCAGAAGGCGATGTTAAGCCCGCTGATATTTCTGGTGAAGAAGAAGTTAAAGCTGACGGCTCCGCTAAGAAAGCGCCAGTACGTAAAGGCGACAAGGCTGTAGCAGAAGCATACATGGACGAGAAGTCTTGCGTAGGCGAAATGAAAAAGCTACACGCATCTTCATGCTCAAAGACAGAAATGTATAATAAGGTAAGCGAGAAGTACGGTTGCTCAGAAGAGAAGTTCGAAGAACTATACGCTCAGTATTGTGGCGAGGCTTATGAAGAAGTTCAAGAAGACAACTCTAACGACAAGTCAGACGATGGCGAAGGTATGGATAAAGTTCAGCCTAAAGCAGTTAAGAAAAAGTTTGATGATCGTAAAGACAAAGATATCGATAACGATGGTGACGAAGATAGTTCAGATGAGTATCTACATAAGCGTAGAAAAGCTATCTCGAAAGCACTTGAATCAAAAAAGCTTAATGCCTCTGTAGACGAATCTGCCGAACTAGAGGGGCTTGATGAAGGGTTTTCACCTAAAGACATCAAAATGGCAATCGGTATTGCATCAGACAAAAGATACGCTGGTGGCAATATGACTGGTGCAGTCAGAGCAATCAATAAGCTTAAGAGAGGTCTATCTGATCATCCACAAGTTTCTGCTGTTCTAAAAAGACAGAACGAAGACCTTGAAGAGGGCGCTCAAATTCTTGCTCATGGCGGCAAGGGACAGTACAAAGCAGTAACTAAGAATGGTTCTGTTAGTATCACGTTCAAAGGAAAAACAATTGCGACTGGTGACTTTGATCGTGGCGCAGATGCATTCTTTCTTTCGTGGAAAGACATGCAGAAGGGCAAAAAGAACAGTCGACCAGAAGGCACAGCGTTTGATACTGCACAGGATATGGTAGACTTTTTCGCTAAGAAGAAGATTACTGAATCTTACGGATCAATGAATGCCTCTGTAGATAAAGTTAAGATTCAAAAGCAGATCGATCAGGCTGAGAAGCACATGAAGACGTTCTTTGGTAATACCTCTTCAGTTAAGATGAAGAAGTTTGCTATGCAGAAGAAGATCGACAAGCTTAAGGCACAACTTAAAGAAGAAGCTATACTAGACAAAGCATTGAACGAAGCTCCACGACCG